CGGCGTCACGGCCGCGACCCATGCCGCGATGATGGTCGATGGCGAAATCCTCAAGCCCAGCTTTGCGGAAGATCGGCCGACCGAGCGCAAAGGTCCGACTGACTTCAACGACCTGCACGCGCTTGAAGGGCTTGGCACAGTCCGTGCCCAGATCGAGGCCCGCCTTGCTGGATTGGGATGGCTTGATGCTGCCCAGCCTCCGGCGGCATCCTCGCAACAGGGGGGCGGGGGAAATGGCGAGATGGTGGCGCGGCTTTCGCTCGAAGAGGGCGTCAGTCGTTTCTGGGGAACCTATGGGCTGGGTGGCAAAACCCTGTTTGATGAACAGGAAAGGCGCCTGGTACATCGCGATGACGCCATGAATTTGCTGCCCGGCCACTCATGGGAAATGCTCAGACAGCATCCCGACTGGCGCGTGGCTAGGGATAACGAGATCGACTTCGACCCGAGCGAATCAGACCACAAGGTGCGATGCAATCTGTTCGGCGGTTGGCCGATCCAGCCCAAGCGCGGCACCTGCGACAAGATACTAGAGCTGCTGCAATACCAGTGCGATGGCGAGAGCAACTGGCAAGAGGTCTACGACTACATACTCAACTGGGTGGCCTACCCGCTACAGAATCCAGGCGCGAAGATGCGCAGCGCCATCGTCATTCATGGCCCACAAGGCACCGGCAAAAACCTCTTCTGGGAAGAGGTCATCGGCCGCATTCATGGCCAATACTCGATGGTCATCAATCAGGATGCACTGGAAGACAAGCACAACGACTGGGCATCGAAAAAGACCTTCATCATCGCCGACGAGGTAGTGAGCAGCACCGAGAAGTACCACAACAAGAACAAGCTCAAGGTCATGGTCTCCGGCGCCAAGATTCGCATCAACCCCAAGCACGTTGCCGGCCATGAAGAGCGCAACTGCATGAACATGGTATTTCTCTCCAACGAGCGCATGCCCCTGGTGCTGGAAGAGGATGACAGGCGCCACTGCGTTATATGGGTGCCGCCCAAACTGGAAAAGACCTTCTATGCCGAGGTAGGCGATGAAATCGCAGGCGGTGGCGTGGAGGCATTCTATCAATACCTGCTTGACCGAGACCTGAGCGGATTCAACGAATGGGCAGAGCCGCCCATGACCGACAGCAAGCGCGATCTCATCATCCAGAGCAGCAGCAGCGAGGTGCGCTTTATCGAAGCCTGGAAGCGGCTTGAGCTTACCGGGCCGGAAGGCGACACCTTACCCTTCTGCCCCTGCGCCGGATCGCACCTCTACCAGGCCTACAGCCAATGGTGCGAGCAGCACGGAGAGCGCAGGCGGCGGGCGCAAGAGCTTATCGGACACTGCCACAAACTGCATGGCTGGCGTGCCGGCAAAAGCGAAAGCACCTGGAACCACCTGCGCGACTCCACGCGCAAGACGCGCAAGATGGTGGTGCCAAGCACCTCGGCCATCGAAGAATCCATCAGCCACTGTCTCGACGGCAGGCAGCAGCAATACCGGCCAAACGCAGCCAGCACCACGCAAGAATGGCTCACACAGGGCTATTTCGCCTTCTCTGCGGCACTGGGGCTGGAAGCATGAGCAGAAAATCCACGCTTGCCACGCATGAATCCACGCATGAATCCACGCATCAAGCTATTGAATTAAAAGAAAATCCACGCTTGCCACGCTTCAATGCGCGCGCGTGTAGGGAAAAAAAATCGCACAACGCGCGCGCACGCGAAAAAAACCGCCCCGTGCGAAAAACAAGCGTGGCAAGCGTGGCAAGCGTGGATTTATATATAAATCATTATGTTAGTAATACAGTGAAGAGTGGATATAGCGTGGACTCAAGCGTGGATTTAGCGCAAATCCACTTATTACCTGGAATAAAAGAGGCAAAACCCATGAATTTTGACCAAACCGACAGCCGCAGGCGCGAAATCTGCGAATCCTGGGGACTGTTTCGCCACTCCGACCCACTGGCGCAGATGATCAAACTGGACGAAGAGCGCGACGAGCTGCACCAGGCACTGCAAGAGGCCGACTACGCCGAGATCATCGACGCCATCGGCGATCAGATGGTCGTGCTCGGCAACATCGCCACGATGTTCGGCGCCGACCTGGCCGCCTGCTACGCCGGCGCGGTGGAAGAGATCAGCCAGCGCAAGGGAACTATCGTCAACGGCGTATTCGTCAAGGAAACCTCTCATGGCTGACTTTGCCGACATCACCCAGCACCACCTGGAACAAGCCGATCATCAGCGCGAGCAGCAGCGGCTTGAGCGCATGCGCTCGGAACTGCGCGGCCTGAACATCAGCGACTGCGAAGACTGCGGCGAGGCCATCCCAGAGGAGCGCAAGCAGCGCATCCCCACGGCCACGCGCTGCGTACCATGCCAGGAGGAGCACGAACTGAGACTGCGGACACAGGGCCGGGGCAGATGAACCAGAGCCAATACGCCGATCACGCCGGCGTCAACCGCTCCACGGTCACGCGCTGGATCAAAAACGGCCGCATCAGCCTGGAGGCCGATGGCAGCATCGACCCAGAGCGGGCCGACCGGCAGCGTCATGCCACAGAAAGCCCCATGCCTCACCACCAGGCCAGAAAGGCGCAGATCGACGCGCACAAGGCCGCGCAGGCGGCAGAGGATGCAACAGCAGCGCAACCGGCAACGGCAAGCGAGCCACTGCCCGCCATAGAAAAGATCGGTGCTGCACTCAAGCTCGAAACCTACAAACTGCAAAAGGCCAAGGCCGAGACAGCCAACATGGAGCTAGACAAACTCGCCGGCGCACTGGTGGAACGGGTCGAAGTGGACTATGTGCTTGCCGACTTTGGCAACACACTGCGTGGCCTGATGGAAGGTCTGCCAGACCGACTCAGCGGGGCGCTGGCAGCCTGTCGCGGCGATGCTAACGCTATCCACAAAGAGCTAGACGATGCCGCACGCCAACTGCTCGCTGAAATCGCCAACCACATGGCTCGCCGCGCCGAAGAGCGGCTATAGGAGACCCCATGCACAGCCCTGACCGTATCGAACAAATCAGCACCGCACAGTTAATACCCTATGCCCGCAACAGCCGCACACACAGCACGGAGCAAGTGGCTCAGATTGCACGCAGCATGGCAGAGTTTGGATTCACCAATCCGGTACTGATCGATTATGCAGACGGCATCATTGCCGGTCATGGCCGGGTCATGGCCGCGCAGCAACTCGGTCTGGCGCAAGTTCCTTGTATCCGATTGGGCTATCTCAGTGAGGCGCAGAAGCGGGCCTATGTGATAGCCGACAACAAGCTCGCCGAGAATGCCGGATGGGACGTGCAAGCACTGGCGATGGAGATCGAAGACCTGCGGATGGAGGACTACGACATCAGCCTGACCGGATTTGACCTAAGCGAGCTGGATGAGTTGATTGGGCATCAGACGCCAGACTTTGCACCTGGAACGGAAGAAGATCAGGGTCGATTGGATGAACTTGCACCCAAGATGGTGATTTGCCCGCATTGCCGGAAGGAGTTTGACGCCCGTGGCCAAGTCTGACTTGCGGATTGATTGGGCCACTCATGAGGCGGCAAAGTATGCTGTTGAGACATGGCACTATTCCAGAGTATTACCTGTCCCGCCTCTGGTTAAGGTTGGAGCTTGGGAGTTACATAAGTTTATTGGTGTTGTGATTTTCAGCAGGGGTGCCAATAACAATCTACTTAAGCCATTTGGACTTTACGCCACAGAAGGATGCGAGTTGACAAGAGTGGCGCTGACAAACCATAAAATTCCAGTCTCGCGCATTATTAAACTTGCGATGCAATTTCTTAAGCGTAACAGCCCAGAATTGCGTTTGATTGTATCTTTTGCTGACCCAAACGAGGGGCATCATGGCGGGATTTATCAGGCAGGAAATTGGATATATACAGGAAGGCAGCCTGACTCAATTGAATATATCGGGCCAGATGGAAAACGCTGGCATGGCCGCATGGTGAAAAAAAAGGGATGGACAACAGTGCACGGGAAGAAGCGGCGCACGCTTACGCCAGATCAATGCACGCCTGTTGAGAGACAAGGCAAACACCGTTACCTAATGCCACTAGACGGCGAGATGCGTGCTAAAATCGCACCACTCGCCAAACCTTATCCAAAGCGTCCGAAGCAGGCTATGGCCGGGGACCACCCGGAACAGCGGCAGTGCAACGCTGACCCGGACGCTCCACATTCCAAGGATGCCGCCAATGGATAGGCGCTCCACCATCCCCATCCCCGCTGCGCGGGATCACCTGTATCAGGTGCTCGCCCGCGCCTGCCTGCCTCGGCCGCTTACGCGCCTGTCGGATTGGTCTGACCGCTACCGCATCCTCACCAGCAAAGGCTCGGGTGAGCCGGGGCAGTGGCGCACCGAGCGCACGCCCTACCTGCGCGAGATCATGGACG